GGCTATTAATTAGCAATTTGGTGTTTCTGGACCTATTGTCTTTGAATACGTTATTGTATAAAGCCTTGAAATTCTTAGTAATGTTGATCAAATCAGTCCCTACAACGAAAGGTGTTGTCACTGTTAATACCCTACCTTCAAGAGAAAATAAGCAATCAACGTCTGCCTTCACTAACAAAGTACAATCGCTTTGAGTGTCGAAACTACCGTCTTTTAACCTCTTTTGGTTTTTAAGAAAGAATATAGTAGCATCAGGGCTCCTTTCCAGAAATTTCGACTTTAGGTCAAGGCCTAATTGAGGAGATATTTGATAAGTCAAGGCTATAAGGTTCTTCTGTGCTGATTCTCTAGGGCATAACATGAGGAGCTCTTCAGGTTCTCGATTTGTTAAAACTTCTGCCAATGAGTTGGCACCCAGTGCGTAAGAAGAAGTGCTAGAAAAATTGTAACACGAATCTCTAAATAATCTTTGTTTTAATGCTAGTTTTGAATCACATATCAAGACTGCCATGGATGTAATGGTTGAAAGAACTCTATGAAAGTGAGACATTTTGACGTTTGAAGATATAGGCTCGACGTACTCTTCCCCTCCAGATCCGTCCCCGACTCGATACTCTCTATCTCGATATATATTTGAAGAGTAATACTCCATGACAAAATCACGATCAAATATAGTTTTTGTAGTCTTCGTGTATAGATTTATAGAAGTTTTCGCTTTGCGCCTCAGTATGTTCACAACGTAATCAAAAGCTTCTTTGCCAAATTTATCAGAACCGAAGAGACCTAAGCTAGTTGCTTCTGCAGATTCTTTCACTTCAGGGAACATTGTAGTTATTTTGTGGAAGTCGGAATCAACATGAAAATTGTTAGTTATTAAGTCTCTAGAACGAGCTTCGGCCTCAGGGTACCATTTGTTGATTATGACATTTATTGATGAATTTTTCGTAGGTAGAGGAGAAGTTTGCAGGATGATAGTCTCGGGATTAGACCTTACCCTAAGAGGAGAGCAACATAGCTTCCCGGAAGGGTCTCTAACTAACAGAGTTGATGATAGAGTGTGTGCCAAGGTTACTACAGACCCATCGGAAAATAAAACTCTCTCTAACCTCCGTCGGTGAACTTGATAGTCGTCAGGTTGCTTTAAGAAATTACCTACACAAGTCACAAAATCTTCCAACTGCATGTCCTTTTCCTTTATTTCTCCAAACCTCATGGCTTTGCCTATGTAGCAAACCTTGGAGGAAGACATTTTTACCATTCGTATGAGATTACTAATATCATTCTCGTAAGAGAATGCCACTTTAGACTGATGGGAATATACCCTGTTCATTATCTTTAGGATCATGTCCTCCTTGTTTTTAGGGTCAACAAATGCTATCCAAGGTTCTGCTTCCAACTTGGACTTGACTGATTCTCTTTCAGGACAACCCACAGTTTTAAGGTTCCGAATCAAATTATCAATCCTAGAACTCATCCTTACAAAAAAGTTCACAGATATGCTAGTCAATGCAGGGTCGTCTGTCTCTTCGTCTGTATCTAAGGTAGCAGCATTCAACCGTGAGAGAGCACTTTTGTAAATCTCGTCAACATCGTTTCTCAATATCCTGACAGATTGCATGGATTTTACACCTACGAACATCTCTAGGCTAGTGAAGTACGGATTTCCACCCAGTTCGATAGGTAAAAGACCTCTTTTAAAGTCTGTCTTCTCGAACCTCTTGCTCAAAGAGTAAATATTGTCCAAGGACTCGTAACCCGTAACTTGGAAGAGGAATATATTAGCTTCTGGAAGGCCTTTGTACGCCAACGCTTGAATGCCATTAAACATCCCCAAGACGTCCCCCTCGTAACTAATGGCCTTAGCAGAGCTACTTAGGGACTTGTAGTCTATGTAACTTCTTGTTACAAATGTGCCGTCTATGTAATAGAGGGAATTGAATTCTGCGTCTTCCATAGATATTTGAGTTTTAGGTTCGCTCTCTTTGCAGTTGGTAAGCAATCCTGTGATTCGATTTATTAGTCTAGCTGAAGAAACAATCTTGCCTACTTCCAGTTTCCGACTCAATGGTGTCGACTCTGAAGATTTTGCAATCATCGTACTGAACTTATCGTCTGAACTGACCATGTGCCAAAGCTCTAACCTAGAAGACAAGAACGGATTTGCAGAAACTAAATAATCAACTAATGCAACACGACCGCATGATACGCAAGTGGATCCTAAATTGTTTATGCCTTGCATCATGCCTATCAAACACTCGAAAGTAGTTTTACCTGACTTTTTG